CCTACGGCGGTTTCTACACCGCCGGCCACCCTAGAAGGGTGACCTCCATCCGAGCCTGATGTTGACGCGCTCGGGACGTCCAGAACGTTCCAAGTGCTCATCGTCGACGCTCGCTGCGTCGAGCCGCGGTCCGGTCCTGACAAAAGCGAAAATATCGCCCGTCGGATCCATAGATCGCAAGAGGCACTTGAGCAAGGCACCGTCCCCCTCCAAAAGATCAGGAGGAGGTTCGGCCTTCACGTAGAAGCCCTTAACCAAGGGGCTGTGAAGGAATGGATCCAGCCTTTGGAATTGATAACCCAAGGCTGATTCCCTGCCTAGCACTGGTGAGGAAGGAGCAACGTTAGGGAAGTGTTTTAACAGCTTCCCTAGGTATGCATCCAACCATGACGCCGTCTTCCAGAGACCAGACCAATAGGCCTGATTTCTGAGGGAGACAGCAGCAATAACACCAGTACCATCCTGCCGTCGCGTCGGGAGATCTTGACGTACCTTGACTATACTAACGTCTTGGCCATCAAAATACTCTCGTCCACAAGACTCTCTGAACCTTCCGGTCCAGAAGGACTTGTCAACGTTAACTTTGTGTCCAAAGACACCTAGTTCGTTGACGACGGACAGCACATATTCTTTGGGGATGATAATATCGTCCCCAAAGACACGCACCTGCTGACAGAACGGAAGAATATCCGACCTGTCAGAAAGTGGGGCACTAAGCTCCCTTTCTATCCCAAGAAAGATCACGGTAAGGAATACCATGGCCTCAATAGGGAAGCAGAGAGCTGAACCCATAGACGCGAACTTGGCCAGGCGAAGAACGCCATGACCAGGAACATCAGCCTTCCTCGACCTGCAGGCATCGATCATCCCGAGCAAAACGGGGCGATCAGCAAACAGGCTGAGTACGTGCTGATTTGAGACTCGATCGGACGCTTCACTCAGGTCGAGTGTAGCAAGGTTCCCGCTGAAGGAACCTTCTCGAGCCAAAACCCGATTAGGGTTTTGATCATCGATGCCGATAAGGGTAGAGAGGGGGTAATTCCTCGATATACCCTCACGGAAGAGTCGAAACATTGCCTGCTGCACATACTGCATGCAGGTAGGCTCAATCGCGATAATCCGTGGAGAACTGAGCGTTTTAGGAACTGAAACAACCCTCACGGGCGTCTCAGAACCAGGTTCGAGGATGTTAAACCCCGTTGTACGCATGCTATAACAGTGTGCCGTTGCCGACTCACCAAAATGAGCTACGGTACCCGACGATCCATTGAAATGGCCGTTGGGAACGAGGTAGTCTTCAGCCCGGAATACGGACTGAAGTCTGGTGGTCCAGGTTCGCGAGGAGTATTTGCTATTGCTAGAAATACGCTCCGCGACAGCACCTGGGCCGTGCTTAGGGACGGGCTTCGAAAGAACGAGTTGGAACTCGCACCAATCGAAGAAATCGCCGAAAAGCACCTCAGACATACGTTCAAAATCAGACTTGAAGTCCTGATCGAGAATAGAATCTGAGAACTTAACATCCTGCTCACACTGGACATAATCCAACATCGCTCGCCTTCCCCGACCAGGAGTAACAACCTGGCGAGGACCACCTTGATTAGAGGGATCCTCAGGAGGGGCGATCTTGCTGAACATCAGCGTAAGCTGACGTAGAGCATAGATTGCTTCGATGTCGGGATTTTCCAGTAGCACGCCACTACAAGGATCGAACACACGTCTGTAAAAACCCTGAAGAAACGCAGGGAGCTTACTCCGAGGACCAGCAGTTTTAAATGCTGGACAATCGGACGAGACGACGAGACCAAGGTCAAGCCACTTTTGGGTAGCCTTTCCGAGGTCCGCCAGGGTAATCGCCAAAAACGACAACCCCTCGTGTTCGGTCCGACCCAGGACAGTAGTTATGTCGTGGGTGGCGCTAGTGCAACATCTCGCAGCCAGTTCATTAGCTGCGATAGACCAGAGTGACATCAGGCTTTTCATGATCCCTCCTTTATCAAGAGGTGGTCAATCCATAGCAAGTGTCAACTAGTGCGGAACAGACCGACAGAAGAGAACCGAGGGGCCAACACAGTATTTAATTACCATGTAACCCCGGAGTTTCCAATGCGGTGAGTTCCGCCTCACATGGCAAAACTTAGCAGGCATGGATAGCTGCCAAGAATGCCTCGCTTGCCAGATAAACCGTATTGACCAAAGCGATAGCGATCACCAGAAACTTCTTGGTGAACGTTGTACGCGGAAGGTCATCAGTACGGCGCCTTCCAGAAGACCGAAGTCCTCTAGGAGGCGTAAGTGAGTTATCCGGGAGTCGCCTTCCCTTGCGGGAATGGCGTCTTCCAGGCTCACGATTATCAGGCGACACGGTGACAGGAGCTCGAAGGCGTGGAGCCCAGAGGAAAGTGGGTCCGAGATGATACTCGGAAACCAGTCCTCAGGACTCTCCGCCAAGGAGTTTCACGATCATCGCGTCCGAAGTTGCGGAAAACATGGTTTTCAAGCCAATGTAGACCGCGAGCGCATCCGCCGGCGTAAAGCCGGCGGGCGGAATGTCAAAGACGATGGAGTTACTCATCGAAACTTTGACATTCTCAGCAGGCTTGAAAGGGTCTGCTGTCAGCTTCGAAACGTCGATCCGTAGGACACGCCGGGACCGCTTGGCCACACTGTGGTTAGCGGTAACGACGATAAGTCCGTCAGCACTCCGATAGACCGACCCATCCCCCGTGCCAGGCGCATCGCCTGTCCGAGGGAGCGGGGAAGTCACAGCGGAGATGGTGACAGAGCGCGGATCAGTGAATGACACGAGCATCACTCCTAGGAGCCCGGGTGGACTCCATGTTGGCGTCTCTCGAGACGCTTTGCATTGAGTTCATCACCGCGACCGGCTAATGCCGAGTGCGGCGATGATCGCCTTTTGGCGGGATGAAAATTCGTCCCACTTCAGGCCAAAACCATACGGTGTTGCCGGTATACGCCTCTTCGTCTCAACGACGAAGGAAACGTCTGCAGGCACGCAACCCGCCAGGTTTGACGGGCCAGCGTATGTGTAGGTACGACGATGGGTTTTGTGTTCCATCA